CACGTTGCGCCCATGACTCAAGCTCTTTGGCAATGAGATCAGGGAAGCCGGGAACTGTCCCCTGCCTTGTGCGGAACTGCCCTTTCCAAGAGGGCGGAAGATTCGTGCCGTAAATCACCGGCTCGGCATATTCCATGTTGTTGGTCACCTCTCCTTTCGCGGGATCAGATTGCCAAGCGTTTCGCAAGCGACCGCCGACATGCTCGTCAATAGACTTTTTAAGCGGGACGGTTTTGCCGTTTACCTTGAAGAAGTCCGGCATTTCATCAAGCTCTGCCTGCGAGTAGTTGCTTTTAGAAAAAACAGGCGTCTTCTCCTTTAGGCGCTTCTCAGCTTCAAGCGTCGTAGCGGCAACCAAAATGCGGATGCTCTCGCGGTAGTAGTCGCCAATTTGATCGAGCGGGATCTCGCGTGCCATCGTTACGCCCTCAAAATCAATTCATGAGTAATGGCTGTATTGTCCTGCTCCGTTGTCTCCACACGGATGATCTGATGAACAACGCTGCCAATAACGACGCGATCCTTTGTTTTAGGTGCAGTTGCAAGGTCGTCAGCTGCAACCGTTAAACGCTTGTCACCAGCTTGCACCAGATCATTTACCTCCCGCAGGTTCACATCTTCTAAGACGCCTTTGGTCTCTATGTCAGAGACGCTTTCGCCAATCGTGCCGGATGTGGTGTTGTATGTACCAGAGGTGACAATGCGCACCGTCACGTCACCGCCAAACTTGCCGATGATCGTTGACGCAACCTTGGCCAGCGAATCAGCAAGTGCCATCAGACCCGATAGGCAAGGCAAGCACCGCTTGAAAGCTGGATGCTGGTGAACACTCCATAGATGTAGGAATCGGCTGGAAAGGCTTCACTGGCCAAACTGTTACCGGTGTAGTTCTCTGCCGTGATTGCGTTGATAGTGGTTGCTTCTTTGAAGTAGATCGCGCAGAAACGGCCAGTGTGGGCAGCAGTGTCAGTGATCACCTCGGCACCAGCGCCGTAGTCCTTGTACATGATCAGCTCCTGCGGATAGAAACGTTGCCCGGCCCGCTAATTCTAAGACCTGTCAAGTACCTTTCAAACATCGGCGGCACATGATCTGCACCAACAGCACCTGTCTTGTCTGGCGTGACGTTCAAGCTGCCGATCTGAACGTTCTTGAAATCGTTCAAACCACTAAGGCTGATGCCGTCAGTGTTGTTGTGCAGGTAAACAGCAAGCTCAATCTGCGCTCGCTTAATTTGATCCGGAATCTCTGTGTCAGTGAAGTAATCGTCAGAAATACGAAAAGGGAACCCCGTTGAATAAGTATTGACATACGTATCAGGCTTTCTGACACCAGTTCGCGGCCATTGCAAAGCCTGCGTGTCAGTCGCTCTTGCGCCTAGAAAACGCTCACGATCTAGCCTTTGTGCTGCTGCCGCAAGAGCGCGATTGCGCGTGTCATCGGTGCCTGTGCTCCATTTGGAGACATCAGTGCTACTGATCATCGCTTCGACGTAGGCGTCAGCTTGCGCCAGCGTCATGTAGCTGTTGGCGTTTGCGCCGCCCGCTGTTGCGTCGATTGTTACTGCCATCGGGCGTCACAGTAGAAGTCTTTTTGGTCGGCTTTTCAGGAGCAGAGGCCGCCGCTTTCGCAGCAGCCTCACGTTCCTTCATCCGCCTAAAGGCGAAGAGACCCATCAGGAGCTTGCGCCCTTCAGAGCCACAAAGCTCAGCACAATGGCCTCGCTGGCGGTAGAGCCAACGTTTGCCACGGTGATCGCGAACGAACCAGCAGCAATGCTGTTGGCTTGGACAAGATACGAGCCAGCAGTACCGGCAGAGCTGTGGTTGACCACCACAACGTCGGTAGCTGCGATTTCGCTGTTGGTCACCGTGAAGGTGGCCTCAGCACCACCAGCCAGGCTTGCGCCGTTCATGGTGATTTGACCGGATGCCGCGTTGAGCGTCACGCCGGTGGTTTTGTTGGTGGCCTGGGTCACAGTGCCACCAGTGGTCGGGCCGATCAGTTTGCCCGCTGTTGCCTCAAAAATGGATGCCATGGTGATTACCCTCAGTCAAGGTTGCTGGTGTTGGTAATCCGCACGATGCCAATGTTGTTGGTCTCGTACACCTTGGTCCAGTTACCAACAGTTTCCAGTTGTGCCCGAGTGGGGTTGGAAACAGAGGTGGAGAACTTAGAACCGATCGGGTGATACACGTAGTGCAGATCGATTGCCATGGCATCACTCTTAGCGAGGATGTCACGGTCTGTTTCTGTCGTCAGACCCATCTGTTCACCGGAGCCGATAGCACCTTGGGTGAACATGTAGCTGACGTACTCGGTTGAAGAACCAGAGCCAGCGGTCTGAAGATCAGCAGAAACGATGACACGCATTCCCATAAAAGTAGGAACGGTGACCTGACCAAAAGCGCCAGCGGTAGAACCCTGAGTTGCGTCAGAGTCAGCTTGGCCGTTGTTGTCGTACACGAAATCAAGTGCACGACGCTCTTTCAAGTCATAATAGACCTTGGGGTGGATGCAAATCGCAGCCAATTTGTCCCCTTGGTCGCCCAGCAGTGACTGACCTTCAACAATCTGACGCACGCTGAGCGGGGTCGGAGTGTCGCCAGACTCGCCATCAACGGCAAGGCCAGCAAAGGCAGCAGAGCTGGTGTCGCCAACGGCACCGAAGACACCGGCGCAGCAGGACAGCAAATCCTTCTGGCGTTGGTTTGCGATGTAGTCAGCAATCTTGGAGCCAATTGCGGCCATTGGGTCGGAACCAGCAGCAAGGGCGGCGAGATCTCGTGACTCGAATGCACGCCCGCGATGGAGTACAGCGGCCACCTGCTTGTCAGCAGTGATCTTGCCTGGGGTCAGTGAAGAGCTGTCGGTCAGACGCTCAAAGTCACCAGAAAGGTTCGCTTTGTAGTACGGAACCTGGATGAAATCTCCACCACCCTCAGCGGCGTTCAGCTCAGCCATTGGTTGAACCACACCGGAGGCCAGGAAGGCATCACGCTGGGTGGTCTGTTCAATGACGTAAGGCGTGAACACCTCTGGGATGATGATGTCACTCCGGAGAGTCGCCATCTTTCAATCAGAGAATGTTTACGGTGTGGGCGTAACCCGTTTGGCGCGGCGTAGCTTTGCCTTAATTTGCATATTAACGGTTAGCCGCAGCTTTCAACCTTTCATACATGTCTCGATCTGTGCGAAACAGACGTGATTGCTCGGTCAGGTTGAAGGATTCTTTTGCAAACGGGTTCTTTGTTCCGCTTGGGATGTCACCTGTACTCGCGCGACCGGCCGGTGCCCCGCCGCCTTGGGGCTTGGGTGCTTTTTGCATATAACTAGGCAACGTCTTGGCCCACTCCCCAATCGGCTTGCGCTCGTAACCATTGACCACGACAACCGTGCCATCAGCTTCGCGTTCAATCTGATCCGGCTTTAGGAAGTCTGCCTTGAATACGATGCTTGGGTCATGAACAACATCTGCTAATGCTGTGTTCGCAGGTGCAATCAGCTCTAGCTCGCGGACACGTGCTTCAAGCTCAGCAATCCGCTTGTCCTTGGCTTCAGCAGCTTCGCGAAACTGCTGTTCAAGAGCCTGACGCGCCTCGGTGTACTTGCCTTCTGATTCGAGTTTGTTCTGCTCAACGCTCCGTTTGAACTCAAGCAATTCCTGGACATCAACACCGTCAGGGATTGTTTTTGCGCTTTTGAGCTTGCCAATCAGCTCAAAGTTCTTTTTCTCCAAGGCTTGAATGCTGCTCTTCAATGCATTCAGCTCGGAATTGTCAGGAGCTTCTGGAGACGTAGTCTCTTGAATTTGCTCTTCAGCCATGAATAACCCGTAAGGTTAATTGCGCGCCAAGTTTAACAACAGCTCACCACTTCACCTTATTTGCCCACCAAGCCGCAGAGGTTTTGCCCTTTGCGATGTTCTTGGCATGCCTTGCCTTAAACGCTGCGCGTTTTTTCTTGTCGGCTGCGCTTTCGCCTTTACGAGGCGGTTTTGTGCTCGCCCCTTGCTGACCAAATCGAATCAGCTTTGGCTTGCCATCTTTCTTAATGACAACCGCGTGGGACTTGCCACTTGAGTGGCCAGGTGTTCGGATCGGTTTGTCGAAACCGCTGAACGTATGTCCCCCGCGCTTGATCGTCACTTTCTTTTTGGAGCGGCGCGAAGCTGCGAACGCTTCTTCAAAACCGGGTTGCCGGTGCTTTCAGACTTGATAGCAATTACCGGATCCCCCTTGGCACCACGGCGCGTTACGGTGCCGCCAGACGGCCCCTTGATGCTGTACGAGCCCTCTCCTTTGACGCTGGTAACGACGCCAAAGGTGCGCTTGCCCTGGTAAACCCAGCTAACGCGAGAACCCTTTTTCACTTCTTCTTGCTCCCTTTCTTTTTCTTGTTTTTGGGCTTGGAGTGTCCGTAGTGGCCAGGCATCACTTGTCTCCGGTGGCTGCTTCCTTTTTAGCAGCTTTCTTCTTGGCTGGTGCTTTGGCCTTGGCCTCAGCGCCCTGCGCTTTGAATTGATACTTAGCAGGAAGAGTCATAAGGGGTAACGACGCTTGAGCTGATCCAAGGTTAGCTCTGAGCCGTCTCGACTTACAAACTTGCGTATGGCAACTGTTGGGCCAAACTTTTCAGCCAGTCGATTGAAATACGGAACCTTTGCAGCACCTAATACATCCGCTTTGACTTCCTTGGGTTGCTTGTCTAGCCACTCTCCATAAGTCTGATTGCTTGGCACGGTATCACCACGTCTTGCACGCGATGGGCCAAAAGCGGTGTTGGGCCTGCGTAGTTCTGTTTGCGGTGGCCGTGCAATACCAAGCCCGCTGTAGTCAATGATGGGCACAGTGGTCGAGCGGCAGTTGAAATGCTGCGGCGGTGTCGGCCCCTTCCCGTAAGCAAACACCCGCCCGTCTAAAGAACGACAGATGGGCGATGTTCTGCCGTCCAGTGTTGCGACATAGCGGTAACGCTTGGTCACGTCTTGGTTGGCCTTATAAACCTGTTGGCTGGTTTCGTTAGCCACTTGATTGATGCTGGTGCGAATCAACGCCATTACCTGATTGTTGGCAACAGCGGTCACCTCCCCGCCTGCCTGCGCAATTTGCCGCAAGCTGCCTGGCTGTCCAAAACGCAAACGACCTTTAAGGCGTCGGGCGATCTTGTCCGTTGACTCGCCAGTTAACAGGCCATTGCGCACCGTTTTGGCGAATAGATCGGCCTGCGACTCGGCCAAGCCTCTGAATGACTTCTCTAGCACCTTGCCGTTTGGCAGCGTTACGGTCGTGCCTTGGGCAGCCGTCAAGCTGAACGTTTGAGGTGCCCCGGTGACAGCAGCCTGCAGGTCATCGCTAAGCGACACCACATTAATCTCAGTTGGGTCTACTGTTGCGACAGACTGAGCGAACTGCGGGCTGATCTGCACGCTACGAATCTGCTCACGCAAATCAATTGGCAAAGCTTGCCGCAGCTCATTGGTCACAAATTCGCTTTGAAGCTCGGCTAAGCCTTGAAGATCCTCAACGACTGAAAGGGTGCTAGCCCCTGCCCAGCCCTCAAGTGATTGCTTCAGTTGCGCAAGGATCGCCCGAAGCCGTGCAGCTTTCGCAGGCGCTGCAAGCTCATCAATGCCACGAAGCTGCTCAACAGCATCCAAAACAAGATCGTTATATGCAACAGCAATGCGCTTGGCAACACCGTTGCTAAATCGATTGAGATCGATTGCATTTCTGTAAAGCTCCGATGGCGTGCTCATAACGGCTCAATTCCAATCTCCGATGCAGCCGCAATCGACAAAGCTGAAACATCAGCGCCAGCCCTTAAAGCAGCCTTGACTGTGCTGTGTAATTCCGCCCTTGCGTCTAAGTCGTATAAATGAATATGCGATTCACTTACCGATCGAACCTTGCCTTGATCAAACCAAGTAAGGCGGATCACTGCAAAGTATTCGTTAGCAAGATCCTCTTTGGCAAAAAACAGCAACTGCTTTCTTGGCGGCTCAGGTTTTCGCAGATTATCCAGCCAGCTCATCGACCTCGCCATCCGCTTCTGGCATTGTGGCCTCTGATTCAGGCACAGGCTCAGGTTCAGACTGCATCTCAATCAAGCCACCAGCTTGGGTCGCCTCAAGCTCGCCTTCAACGTCGAAGTCATCGCCTAAGACTTCGCCTGCCTCAAGCTGAAGCAGCAAAGTCTCTTGGGTGATCGTGCCTGCGGTGTAAAGCTGCAGGAGAGCTTGGATCTCTTGTGGATCCAGCCTGGTCCCCATGAAGTCACGGTTGACCAAGCTGCTGCCGGCATTTGCCTCGCGCATGTATTGGGCATGAAAGCGCAGGCAGTTGTCGATCAGATCCTGCATTTGCTGCGCCACCACCATCATGGTGCTGTCACCTTGACTGCGATCGATCCGTTTCGCCTCAGCAGTCTCACCCACTAACTTCGCGCCAAGAACCGCAGCTAGTCCCAGCTCATTTATTTGAGACGCAATTTGATCCAACCGACGGAACTGCGCGTCATAGCTGTTACCAGCAGGCTCGATATATCTCGCATCACTTCCCTCGGGCAGGGCTAAAGCCTCACCAGGGCCAGCACTAATCTCCTCGGCGGAGGCAGGGAAACCAAACAACGCCAACATTGGAACCGCGCTGATATGAAGCTGGTTGCTCAAATCGCTTTGGGTTTGATAGTGCTGCAGGTTCAGCTCAGCAATATCGGCCAAGGGTGGAAGTGATTCCAAGACCCCCAACCGATTGGAGTAAGCCACGCTGAATGGAATATCGGCCAGGCTTGTACGACCTTCATCGACAACCTGGAAGTCACCCTTTGCGTCTTTTTGGTGGATCTCAAATGCACCTGGGGTCAGCACTCTGACCTGCGTGACCTCCTTCTCTCCATAAAGCCCATCAGGAACAAGAATCTTTTCATGCAACCGCAGCTGGGTCAGCTTTTGCTCTCCATCGGCCAACTCGGTCCGCCAGCCCAAAATGTCTCTGGGCGTATAAGTGACGTAGTACGGGCGGCCGTTTTGACCGGCAGAAGGCGCATCCACAAGAACGCCAACGTGGCCGTACCTGATGCAAACCCGTGCAGTCGCAAACAACCAAGTCTGCAGATCGTTGCCCTGCAGATCTACGTCAAATAATTGCTCCCGAATCTGATCTGAGACGTCATCAAGCCGGACAGGCTTTCGCGTGAGCATGCCCGCCAACATCCTTTCAAGGCGAACGTAATACGGAGACAAAACAGATCGCTGCAGCCTGTTGTCATAAGCCTCATCAAGTTCACGTGGTTCTTGAGGTAAAAATTTGCGATGTCCCTTACGAATTTTGTACGTTCCGCCCAATAAATGTTCAATCAAACCCCAGTGGGGTTCCATGTTCATCCACGCAGTGTTCGGGTCGTTAACGGCCGTGACATTGCCGATGCGTTGACGCCCACCAGAAAAGGCTGTGTACACAGTTACGACCCGCCCGACTTCGTCAGTTTAGTAAAGCCTGATGCCAGTGCTCCGTCCAGCGCGTGCATGCAGCATGGAGAAGTCTCGATATACAAGGTATCCGAGGGCGTCATTCATATGATCGTAGCCCGCATCTTTGTCAGGATCTCCGGCCTCGGTATAACTTTGCAGCTCCAAGCACTCAATGGTGCGCTTGCAGTTGGCCGCGACCTGCAGCTTTACTTCACCCTTGCCGTTCTCCAGCAGAGCTTGAACAGAAGCCACCCGATCACGAATGGGAGGATTGGCTTTCGGCGATTGATTGCTGAACCCGTAAGACTCCAAGATCTGAATGTCCGTTCGTGAGGCATTCGTGCTTCTGTTGCCGCCTGATGCGTCAGGGTAGATGTAAACCTTGCGTCCGTTAGCGCGGAGTTGTATCTCTTGGGCCATTGCATCGGTGTCATGTGCACCGCTGATCTCGTCGATCAGGAGAAGGTTTTCTCCAAGACGAACACCAATCACCGCTGACATGTTGCCGATATTGAAGTCAACACCCACGCGAAGTGGTTCCATGCTGACGTCAGGAATCGAATTGGTGACATGTTTTTCGCGATTAAACCGGTCATAAACCTGACCAGTTGTGAGATTGCAAAATTGGCCTTCTAGGTAAGCCTGCAACAGGCTCGGATCGTAGTTGGCTTGCAGTCTCTCGATGAAGTCTTGGGGCAGATAAGGATTATCTGCTGAGCGCATCCTAATGAGCTTGCGGTCTTCGCGCTGCTGCGCCTCTTCTGTGCCAAACGTGTTCCACATCCAACGGAAGCCCTCAGGCGTTGACGCGGCGCTGAACTGGCGCACGTTGCCGGCCCTGAGGCGGCCAAGGATCTTGGGGAACGCGCGCGTACAAATCGCAGGGTTCACCGTATCAATTTCATCGCAGAGGATATACGCCAAATTCAGTCCGATGATGCGTGAATAGTTCTCGAAGGAGCGGCACAGCAATTTGCTGTCTCCGCCTGGAAAGTGCAGCAGATATTCCGGCAACGGTGATGCGCGGAAGGTGTACGGGATCTCGTACTGCTCAAGGAAGCCTTCGAAATCTGCCTGCCAAATATCACGAATCAAAGGCCCAGTAGGCTCCATGACGCAACCGGTAAAGCCTTGATTGGCGGCTGCCATGAAGACGCTTTTTGCCGCCAACGCTCTCGTCTTGCCTGCGCCGTAGCCAGCAGAGATGCCAAGGATCTCGGTCTTGTCGTCATCAACAAAGGCACGCTGGCCTGGGTGCAGATCCTCACGGATGCGATTGAGCAGCTTGACGACATCGAGTTCGGAGTTGCCCTCGCCGATGCGATGCAACACCGAGCCCGTTGGGATATGGCTCAGGATCCCACTCACTGGAGCACCTGGGCAATCTGCGCGGCGGTCTTTATGCAGCCCAGTGCAGCGTTGAGATTATTGGTCTTGCGGGCCTCCTTTTGGAGCGTGGCAAGCTGGGCCAGGATCTCTGCTGTAAAAGTTAGACGGTCCGTTTCCCAGTCAGCGCGCAAGATGTCCCGCGCACGGGCGATATACGTGTCAGCGGTGCGCTCTGACGCCTCCCACTCCTTTGCTGCGTACTGCAGAATTTCAGATCGGACTGCGCCGTTCGCCAAAAGGCGTGCAACGCGGTTGATCCGCATGTCCATTTCAATTTTGGTCGACTTTTTGGCCATTAGTCCTCCCGAGGAGCCAGCACAGCGTCCTTACCGGTAAATTCTGACCAACGTTGAACGATGACGTCGCAGTAAGCAGGATCGAGTTCCATGAGGCGAGCTTTGCGGTGATGTTGCTCGCAGGCGATAAGAGTGGAGCCCGAGCCACCGAAGAGATCAAGGATTAGCTGACCTGCCTTGCTGCTGTTTTCAAGCGCGATCTTGATCAGATCGGTGGGTTTTTGAGTCGGGTGAACAGTGCCAGTCGTTCGGCGCGTGACTGTCCAGACGGTTGTGGTTTTGCGATCGCCAGCATTGAAGGGTTTGCCTGGCGAAGCGTAAAAGCAGGGTTCATGAAGCCAGCGGAAATCAGACCGTCCGATAGCCGGGGCAGCAACCTCTGCAGTGCCTTCTCGCCCCTCGCCCTTCACCCAGATAATTTGCTGTCGAACAATGATGGCACAGTCATTTAAAGCGTTTTCAAATTCACGCTGAAAGCGCGATGCGTGCCAGACAAACCAAGGTGCATTTGGGGAAGAGGCAGTGATGCCACAGGCAAAAGCTTGCTGCAGAAAAGCCTGCAGGTTTTCTCCTGTAAGCTGATCGTTCTGGATTTTGCGCCCCTTGGAGTCTTCGTAGCTGACGCCATACGGGGGATCGGTAAAGACCATATCAGCCCTTTTGCCATCCATAAGTTTCTCAACGTGCTGCGGGTTTGTTGAGTCACCGCAGAGCAAACGGTGATTGCCAAGGATCCACAGGTCACCGAGTTTGGTAATCGGCTCCTCTGGCGCGTCAGGAACCGCGTCTGGATCGGTGTTGCCTTCGACAGGGTCGACCTCAACGACGTTGAGCAGTTCGTCGAGGTCGTCTTGGTTGAACCAAGGGTCAAGCTCGTGCTCTTCAGACAGGCGATGCAGCATTTCAAGATCCCACTCGCTGAGATCGGAGGTGCGGTTGTCGGCAAGAGCGAGGCCGACCTTTTGTTCTTCGGAAAGGCCAGAGCGGCGGACGGCGATGACCTCGTCGCCTTCTGACTCAATGATGCGAACGCGGCGAATGCCGGCGGCCTTGGCTCCATCGATGGTGCCGTTGCCAGCAAGGATGCGATTGTCCTCGTCAATGACGATGGAACGAGCAGCGCCGTAACGCTGCAGTGATTCTTTGATTAAGTCTGAGGAACGATCTGTGCGACGGCGTGCATTCTTGTGATCAGATTTCAGATCGTTGATTGATGCCACCAGCTTGATGTCTTGACTTCCACGCTGACATTAGCTGATTGATTTTGACATCAACTAAGTGCATCGAAGAAACAGTTCCGACGTATTCACCTACTTGAATCCTTAAGCATCCGTCCTCGAGGGTACGGATCTTTGGATTTGGCGTAGGCAGCTCGGAGTGCATTTTCGTACCGGATGAAGACGGCAAGGTCATTTTGACGCTGGAGTGCGCGGAGGTCGTGGTCCTTAGTCATGTTGCAAAGAGTGAGTCGGGGGATGGATCACGCTGCTCGTTCGTGCCCTGCTTTCCCCGCCTCGTTCTGCAGGTGTTGTATGGCTTTCAGCCTGAGCGGGGGACAGCTCAGGCATCAGGCTCCCCGACATGCCCATCAGTCAAACTCCTGAAAGGACAAGGTCAAGCCCGCGTCACGGGCTTCACGAACGAGCAGGTGGTAGTGATCGTCGCTTTGAACCCACTCATCCCAAATGAGTGAGCCGGGGAGGCCAAACAGGCGTTGGAGGAAGTTGGGCTTGCGTGCCTCGCAAAGAATGCTGGGCTCGTCGGGTTCAGGTTCTTGCTGGTCTTGCCAAGCTTGCTGAGCCTCGTAACAGCCGAGGGAGTAGTGATGCCAGTCGGACATGATCAAGCCTCCCGCTGGGTGATTTCGCCGTGAAGCTCGGCAACTCGGCTGAGGTGCCATTCTCTGAGCTTGAGCAAAGCGTCGCTGCTCAGCTCATGTAGGGGCGAGTCCAGCAGGAGCTGAATGTCGCGAGGGACTCCGAAGGAGGTGATTGCCATGGAACAGTGCCGTCTCCGGCTTGGGCTTCCCTAAATTAAACCGTGGCGCGCCACGCGTCAAGCTTCGGTCGCCAAGGCTTTGACAACAGCATTCACCAGGCGCACGAGGTTCTCTTGGGGGACGCCCACGAAGTGCTCGCTGAGGTTTCTGACCGCCCTCTCCTGCGCCTCAGGCTCCATGTGCACGCGGGGGATGATGCCGGCGTTTAAAGCGCGATCACGAACCAGCTGCGCGCGAGACACGCCATGCGCAGCAGCCTCAATATCCAGACGGTCGCGTTCTTCGGAAGTGACGGCGAACTTGATCTCCTTGGACATCAAAAATCAAACGGGTCGGGTTCAGGCGTTGTAGCCGCGAACGGGCTGGATTGACAGGGGCGGATGTCCAGGTCCGGTCGCTGGTTGCGGAACTGAACGAGGGGGTTCCCGAGCTTGGCGATCGTGATGGACAAGGGGTTGGAGTTGTCTTGGACAACCCAACCGTTCGACCAAACGCCGGCACTGAAACGCTCCACCGCGTCACCGACCGACAGGGGTGACAAAGGGGGGTCTCCCCCTGCAGTGGGTGACAAGGGTGATAAAGGTGACAAAGGCTTCGTATCGTGTGTGTAGGGGGTACTTTGTCCCCTTTGTGACGTTTGTCCCCCCTTTAGGGAGGAGACCCCTGTAGGCCGGAACAACAGCGCAGGACGACCGCCTTCCGTCTCCGCTTGCCCGGCTTGCTCGAGCAGTCCCTTGCGTTCCAGGGAGCGCAGGCAGCGGTGCGTTTTGTTCCGCTCCAAGTTGAAGTGGCCCGACAGCTCGGATGCGGCAACCGGAAACTCACCGAGCATCCACCGCTCCTTGATGTAATCAAACACGTCAGCCTGCCGGCCTTGCAGGTCGTCAGCGGCCTCCTGCATCGCCTCGGCAGCCAGCACGCTCTCGCCATCGCCGTAATGGATCCAGCCGTCATCCTTCAGCTCGATCAGCAACGTGGTGCCTTTGGCACGGCCTTGCGTCTTGACCACAACGCGGTGGTCGTTCTGCGTCTGACCCTCAGCCGGCTGGCGGAACCAATTCATCAGAATGGTGAGGCTGGCCGCTGCCGGCAAAGCGTTCGAGCCGCGCGATGCGTTGGTCGCGTTGCCGCCCGCCACCGATTTGTTGGTGTGGTGAATCATCGCCAGCGTGGTGTGATGCGGAGCCAACGCCTGAGCCAAGTCGCGTGCCGGGCCGTCGAAGGCGCTGGTGGCCTCGTCAACGCCCAGCGGGCTGATGCAGGCGTGGTAGCTGTCAAGCAAGAACAGCGAGCCAGGGTTGGCCTCTGCAAGGCCAGCAAGGTGCTCGATCCCTTCCGCCGTCAGGTGCAGCGGTGCGCCCGTGTGCCACAGCATCTCGATCGGACCGCCCATGTCGCCTTCCGGCGTGACAAGACCCTCGCGCTTAAACAGGGTGAACCAGTCGTTCTCCGGCTGGTCAGTGCCGACAATGAAAACCTTGGGGCAAGTGCCGTGCAAACGCAGCCCGCAGAACTCACCATCACCGCGCCACCAAGCGCCGATCATCCCAACCATCAACGCTGACTTGCCGACCTTGGGCGGGGCCACTAACAAGTTGAACGTGCCGGCCATCAACACGCCCTCCCAAGCCCAGGGAGTGGGCGTTGTGTCCATGCGTTCCCCACGAAGGCGGGGCAGGGTCACACCAGCAATCTCCCCGCGAGCACGAGCCAAATAAACGGCGGCGGTGCGTTCGCTGATCGGGCAGGCCAGCTCCTCAGCCATCAGGCGGAGCCGTTGATTTTGCAAAAACGGATCGGCTTCGTCAGAGAGGACCGCCTTTGCGGCGGACTGGACGCGCGCGAGGAGTTCCTTGTGATCGCTCAGGCTTTCTGGACTGATGAAGACTTCGGAGTCTTCGGGTGTAGTAACCATCCTTCGCTCTGGAGGGGGAAAAGAAGTTTTGTTGGGAGTAGATGCGAAGGCGCTCAAGCTCGCGAAAGGCAGCAAGTTCTGCGCTGGTTTCGTAAGGATGAGCCGCGTCCCAAGCATCGAGTGCGGCATCAGACCGCGCGCGTTGCGTTTTTGAATAGTGCCCTAAAAGGACAAGGTCTTCATCGCAATCGGCTGGAAGAGAAAAAGGAACCCATTGGAGGAGTTCGTAAGCGCGAAGCTCCTTGTCAATCACGCGGCAGGGGCTCCGGCTCGGAAGCGATGGCCTTTTGCAGCAGCAGGTTGACCCAACCAGTGAAGCTCACCCCGATCGGACGCTTACGCTCCACCTCGTCAGAAACGCGTGGATCCAGTCGCACGCGTGTCGGGCTGGGATCCAGGATGGGATCGTTTTGGATCAGTTCAGGCATCAAGAAGGGGTTGCTTCCGGGCCAGATCATGCCAAGGTTGGCCAGCCTTGCAAGCCCCTGTTGCTTGATCCGATTCCCGAGCTGACCCTCGACCACGATTCGCACCGCTACACCTACCAAGGCCAGCTGCTTGCCCGCTCCGTATCCGAGGTCATCGGTCACGACCTGACGCCGGAGCAGCGCGCCGGCATGGAGCGTTACAAACACGGCCCTGACGGATGGGCTGTCAGGGGGACGGCGATCCACAAAGTGCTCGAGCACCACCTCAAAGGCGAGCCTTGCGTGATGGATGACAAGTGGAGCCCGTGGGTGGACGCGTTGCTTGACGAGTCAATCTTTGGGCGCTTCCGGCTGCTGGCCTGTGAGTTCCTGCTAGTTGACGAGCGCCGGTCAATCGGCGGCAGCTTCGATTTCTTAATCGAATTAGAGGAGCTGGGCGTCCCGGAGGGCAAAGGGCTAATTGTTTTAGGAGACCTCAAAACCGTTTCTCACAAGACCGGCGTTGGCCGGCGCAAACCAGCAACGGCGCAATTGGGTGCATACCTCTCCATGCTCAAACGGCTGCGGCCAAAGGTGCAGGTGAGTCAGTGCGTGACAGTCGTGTCGGGGCCGGAACGCTGCAAGGTCATCAGGGAAGATCCTGAGGACTGCCACGCCGCTTGGGAAGAAGCGTGGTCTCGCTACAACCTCGATTTGCCCGAGTTTTGATGAAGTGCCCTCATTGCGGATGCTCTTGGATCAGCGTCCTGGAATCACGCCACACCAACGCCAAAGCCATCAGTCGTCGACGTAAATGCAAAGTGTGTGACCACGTTTGGGCAACAGCAGAAGTCAGCGTTCCCGACGATGAATGGGGCTACAAGGCAACGCCCAGACCCAACCAGCGCGAGAAAGCGGAGTTTGGCGTGAAGGCGGGGATGCTTGAAAGACTCCAGGCCGCCTGAACAGTGCACACGTTGCGGACGCTCTGCATCGGTGTTACGTTGCGGGGCGTCCGCGCCTCTTCTGCGCTCATGACTATTGCACTGCCCACACGCGAGAAGCCGGCAAAGGCTGATTTCCCGCGCATCGAAAAAGATCCCTTTGAGGTCGTCGAACTCATCAAGGTCGATGAACACGCCCTCACGAACATCTTTCTTCAGTCCGCAGCCTGGGCTCCTTGGGTTTGGAAAGGCTCCGATCTTTCGGCCCCTTTGCGCGCTCTTTTCATCGCTGAGTCGCTTGGACTTCTTCAGTCAGACGAGAGCCAGCGCACCAAAGATGTGCCGATCACAGACATTACGGCGGCCGTTAATCGCTGGTTGATGGATCGCGGTCAAAACCCCGTCGCAGAGACCACGATTTACAACAACCTCAAAACTGCAGCCATGTACGTCCACACGGCGCTTGGTTTGAGCATCGTCCCAATCAAAAAGACGATGACCGTGCGTTTGACTGATCAAAAGCAAAACGCGGCAAATCTCGAGAAATACTTTGCTGTTGCAGAGAAACAGCTCATCAGAATCCTCGACGAGCTGAAAGTTGCCAAAAGCCACAACTGGGAAACGCAGCACATCCTCGACCGCGTTGCTAGCGACACCGGCTTACGGATCGGACCAGCCAACTGATCAAACCAGGGGGCTTCGGCCCCCTTCTTCATTGAGACACGCTTATGACTTCTGCAATCGTCCCTGAAATCGTTGACGTTGAGATCCTTGAAAACTCAGCCATGACAAAGGCTGAGCAAGAGGAACTGATTGTCTTGGAAACAGAGATCAGTGCTGCTTACGCTGACCGGCTTGAGCAGGATCTTGCGATCGGCAAGGCGTTGACTCAGATCTTTCGGCGAAAGCTTTACCGAGGAGAAACTGGCGGGCAAGGCTGGGAGACTTGGCTTGAGAAAAAATCAGCCGCGCTCACTGGTGGGCGAGGACCACTCAAAAAAAATAACGCTCTTTATCTCAGGGGCTTCTATCAGTTTCGTTGCGAAGTGTTACCAGAAGTGGGCGGCCGCCCACCTGAGATTCCCCTGCCAGCTTCGCCCTTCTCAATTCGCCCATTGTTGGGCCAGCTCGAAACGCATCCAGAAGCCGCTGTTGAGATGTGGAAAGCTGCCTGTGCTGATGCTGCACGTGATACGCCCGGCAAGGTTCCCGGCTACGACCATGTTCAAAGAGCTGCTTTGGCTTATAAGGCCAACGCCAGTAACGCTGCCCGTCGCATCTCACCTGTTCGCGAGGAGATCAACCGCAAGGCAACTGAAATCTCAAGTCAAGTGCGCGCGGAACGCGCTGCGGAACCCGAGCCGCAGCAGATGACCGAGCCAACTGTTCCTGGCTGGACCTTGCAAAAGGACGACGGCGTACTCGACGCCATCGAAGAGTGCAAGGAAATCACGCGCGCAATCAACAAGGCGCACGAGGCTGTTGGCCTGCTGCGCGGCATTCTCTACAAACGCATCAGCGTTCACGGGCGCGATTACATGGGTTTCCTGCGCCAGGTCGATGCCGGCGTTTACAGCCTGTCGACCATCGACCATGAGGTCCAGCAGATTGGGGAGGACGTGGACTTCGTGCTGGCGTTGCTGGTTGCAGACGTCGGCGAGGGCGAGCTATCCCAGGCCACCGTTGACCTTTCAGCGATTCCGACACGGAGCCAAACCGATGGCTAAACCTTTTAATCCGCAGCTCCAAGAGCCGTTTACGGAAGCCAGCCAGATAATCCGTCAAATGGATCAAATTTCTGGCGGCCCTGAACCCATCGAGCAAGCCGTCGTCACCGCTTGCTTTGCGCTCGAAGCCGGGCTGATCACGGCCAATCTCACCGATGGTCAGAACAGCTGCTTCGACGCCTTGGTCATGCTTCACGAAATCCGTGAACGTATGAGCGTTAAGGCTTGACGCAATGCTTGACGTGGCGCGCCCGCAATGGCAATGTGTGGTTGCCGAGAGGCAGCTGTTCACCCGTTTTGCCATGACTCCCCTGGAGCGACTCAACCGTGCCTTGATCATCCGTAGGGCGCTTGAGGATCTGATGACCACCAAGGAATCCACCAAATACTTGGATGGTTTCAACGATTATTGGGAGGACTACATCCGCGACCTGACCAAGGACTACCAAGAAACGCTGGCGGTCAACCTTCCTCCTTTCCTGTCCTGACACGAGGCCCTTCGGGGCCTTTTTCTTATGAACACCAGCGACCTGCCACTTTTTAACCATCCGACGGCACCGCATAACGGCGTCGACACCAGCCGGGAGGCAGCCGACAGCGTGCGCGATCAACTCAACGCCATGTGCAAGCAGGTGCTTGAGGCGGTCCGTAAATGCCCCGGCGGCCTTACCTGCGAACAGGTTGAGCAACTGCTCGGCATGAAGCATCAAACCGCCAGCGCCCGGCTCCGCGATCTGATGTGCCTTGAGCCCTGCCCGCTTGAGTTTCGGCCTGATGAGAAGACAGGCAAGCCCCAACGTCGGAGCACCGCTTCCGGCAGGACCGCCCGCATCTACTTTGCAAAATGACTGAAGCTATCGACTACGCAGCTCAAAGCAAGTTTGTCGACGAGGACAACGGCTACAAGCTCGTGCTAGAGCGCCATCAAAAAATGTGGGCCGAGGCGCACGAGCAAGAGCGTCAAATCCTGCTCGAGGGCAGAAAGGTTGCCCGAGTCGTCCGATTGATGGACATCTGCATCGAGAAGTTCTGCGAATGCGCTGACATTGTTGAGGGGAGTGACGAGGACAAAACACTGCAGCAGTACACCGGCGAAAACGCTGAATCTTGGTGGCATGAGTTTGAGCAGAGCAAAAATCTGCTTCAAGAGTTGCTTCTTGATCAGTGCAACAAGGTTTTGACCGCCAAGTACAAAGCAAAAAAGGTCAAGGAGGAGGCCAAGCTGCATTGCGATCAGTTGACCGCCGCAAGAGCTGAAGCTGAAAAGCGTTACAAAGAATCGCTTGAGAAAAACGATTGAGCAGCTTCACTTTCACGGTCATGGGCAAGCCTGCCCCACAGGGGAGCAAACGCTCCCTCGGTGGTCGGGTGATGATCGAGTCCAGCAAACGCTGCAAACCTTGGCGGCAAGACGTCCGCCACGCGGCGCTGGACTTGACACCTGAAGCGTGGCGCGCCACACTACCGATGAAGGTCGAGGTCGACTTTCTTTTCAATCGCCCGAAGGCGGACTACCGCACAAACGGCGAGCTGAAACCATCTGCTCCACTTCATTTGACCAAGCGCGTCGGCGATGTCGACAAGCTTTGCCGCGCGCTGCTTGATGCCATGACCGGCGTTGTCTTCGATGACGACTGCCAAGTCGTGACCCTTATTGCCAACCGCCGTTATTGCCTTTCACATGAGCGACCAAGCGCAATCATCACAGTTACAGCCCTCGGCTGAACTGGTCGCCGCGCTGATCAAATTTCAGCAGTCGGTTCCGACCATCCACGACAATGACAACAGCTACCACGGTGGCTTCGCCAATCTGCCCGGCATCCTTTCAACCATTGGGCCGAAACTGCGCGAGAACGGCCTCGCTGTTTCTCAGCTGCCGGAGGAGATCAACGGACAGCCTGGCCTCCGCACCACGCTGCTGCATACCAGCGGCCAAAGCCTGACTGCCGTCACTCCGCTTGCGGTCAACGCAGGCAAGAACGGAACCCAAGAATGGGGAAAAGCAATGACCTACTCCCGGCGCTACGCCCTTCAAGCGGTGCTTGGCCTTTGCGTTGGCATTGAGGACAACGACGCGGACATGGAGCCAGAGCCGGCGCGCACGCGCACGATTGAGCCAAAGGCAAAGACTGCTCCTGCTGCAGCGGCCCCGGCGATCAAAACTGAGCTGTCAGATGCCGATAAGAAAACCTGCATCGACATGATCAAAGCGATCGGGCTGCCAAAGGACAAAGGCGGCTGCGGCAAAAAAGCTGAGATGGAAAAAATTCTCAGCGAATTTCGCGAGGCTTTTGAAATCAAAGCCGAGAAGGTCTCCGACGGCATCCAAACGGTTGTCCACCAAGAATGGATTGCTAAGCGTTGCCAGGCTGCCGAGGCATGACCGATGGGCGGACATCACAAGCGCGTCGTGATGCACGGCGGCGCAAGTTTCAATTCGGTGTGCGGTTGGATTCCGATCTAGCCGCGCAACTGCAGCACTACGCCGACAAACGCCACGACGGCATCATCAACGCTGCTCTTCAAACGATCATCCTCAAATTCTTCAACGGCAAGTAATGGCTGACTTCAACATCGGTTTCGTTCAGTTCACTCAACTTGAGGAGGACAAGCGGACAGAGAAAAGCCCAGACGTCACAGGCTCCATCGAGGTTCTTGCAACCGACGTCGACGCATTGATCAACTACCTGCAAACAGCAGAGCGCGAGGAGGACTACCGAGGTGACGAGGTGGTCAAGCTGCGCCTGGCCGGCTGGAACGGCATGACCCGCAAGAACAAGCCAATGCTCAAAGGCAAGCTGAGCGAGCCGTATCGCCCTGACGCCAAGCCTGCGGCAACTGTTGCGGCAAGCAGCGGCGGCGACTTCGACTTCTAAAAATCGGGGCATCAGCTCTGTTCTCTCCTGCAAGATTCACAACTCCCCTGTTTCGCCATCGAAAGATGCCCGTTCCGGCCTGTTGTGCATGTTGTGGGCCAGGCAACCTGTGTAAGTCCCCACCTTCTTATGACAAAACCCATCATCAAGCAGGTCAACAGACACGGCGTCGTTCACTGGGAGGTGACACACCAAGGCATGACGCGCTTCTTCTTGCACGATTGGAAAGCCAAGTGGCATTACGAGTCGCTGCTCAGATATCACCGATCAAGATCAGCGCCTAAAGACACGTCCAAGGATGCTATGTGACCTACGGCCTGCTTAAGAAGCTTGGTTTGATGCCAGCTTTGCTGAGCCATGGCAATACATAGACCCATCAATGCCTCTTGGTTATCGCAGCTTTTGATTTCTCGAATTGTTCGTTCTAACTGAAGCTCTTCTTCCAGACTTTTTTCAACAATCATCCAGTCGAAAGACATAGAGCCTCCGCATGGTCATGGGCTAATTGTGATCATCCAACCGGAATTTGGCCCATCAATCAGCCATCGGTGGTTGAACTCGGACTGACGCACCCGCACAGACTTGCCAGACCTCGACTTGTCATGGCCGCCCTTCTCCATGAGCGGGTAGCCCATCGGGTCATGCATCACCCAATATTGGTCGCCAACCGGGTTGCGCTTGCCTTGGAAGCCCGTAATCACGGACCAGTGGCCGCAGCTATAGCTGTCGCACATCGGCGGCTCACCGCGCGTCAGGTCGCCGGAATGGAGCCATCCCACAAGGACCGCCCCCCCGCGAGAAATCGACTCTTCAATCATCTCTGGCGTGCCTTTCTGAGTGAACTCCACATCCAGGCCCAAGGCCCTGAGCGTTTGGAGCTGGGCATCAACACTGGTGGTGTCGCCGTAGTAGGCCAAGTGGTAGATGTATTCGTTATCTGAATCGACCAGACCGGCGCTGGCTGCGAGCATGGCGGCAGAGCTGGCGAAACATTCACGCCAGCCGTCGTATCCGTTGTCGAGCTGCTGGAAGTAGGGAACAAAGACTTCTTGGTCAATACCAGCAGCCCGCCAAGCCTCGAACCACTTGCTGTCTTCCTGTAGAAGCTCAGCAGGCATAGCTTCCTGTAGGGCCGCAACGCCAGCCAAGTGGTGGGGCGAGTCATCGCGTAAGTGCTGAAAGAAGGGCAAGAGGCTCAGCACGCTTAAAAAACCGAGAGCTTTACTTTTCAACACGGGTATCAGGCAACAGCAAATCCTTGAGATGCTTCACAGCCAAATCGTCCAAATCATTGTCAGTTCGGGTGACAATTTTCTCCAGCATCGCCACGATCAGCTCTTTGAACGCCCTAGAGCGCCACATCGTCATGACCAAGGGTTTAAGAACTAGAAGCATTGGATTGACCTAGTTACCCTTAAAGCGTAGCTCTGTTCGGCCATGGCAGAAACTCCAGAAGACAATCACGAAAGGGAAGGCATCTGCGTTGCAGATGTCGTCAAATGCGGTGTTCTCGCTTGGAGCGCCACACTGCTGACCATCTCGTACCTAGGGATCTACCCCCAAATGAAGATGGACAACACCTTCGTCGCCTCTCTGCTCACTGGTGC